ACAACTCGCGCGTCTTTCTCGCGGTTTGTGCAGTTCGCGTTCTCATTCACACGTTGTTCTTGCCTGTCAATATATTTTTTGCTTTGTTACCTTGGTGACAGTTGTTGACAGCTGTTGACCTACTGTGAATGGCTGACCTAGGCTCTCTTTCGGGGGGCGGGGGAGTGCCAAAAACAAAGCGGCGACGCGGCGGTGCCTTGCTGTGTACGGTTCCTGACGGAAATCCGACCCCGTCGTCTGCTACATCGAAGCAGGGGGGAGGATCGTTCGCTATGGTGAGGATTCCGCTGTTCGCGCTGCCGCTGCTGAAGTGCCTCCGGTGCGGTCACACCTGGCACCCACGCACGACCAAGCTGCCGAAGACCTGTGCGAACCCGAGCTGTCAATCGACGTTCTGGAACCGACCTCGACCGCGCAGAATCGTGGCCGCGTAGCCTCCGTTTTTGTTTCTTTCGATTCTGGTTGACGGGGTTTTTAGAGGCGCGTATATACTCGTCTCTAAATGCTCACACTCCCGGTCCTGACGTGTCTCCGCTGTGGCTACACCTGGAACCCGCGCACGGTCTACCCGCCGAAGGTTTGCCCGAATCGCGATTGTCATTCGCCGTACTGGAGTAAGCCGCGCCAGGTCGCGAGTGCCATCAAACGCTGGGAGCGGCGCCAAGCTCGCCGCCGACCAGCCGCAGAAGCTCAGGAGTAAATCCTATGGGCATCCCATACGAAAACTCCTCGATTCAGCTCACGAGACCACCTCCAGCGCGCCATTTCCTGACTTCTAGAATCTCCTTGCGTTACCTGCGTTACTTGCGTTACCGTCCGTTCCATCCGTTACACCAGCGTTTCTGAGACCAATAAATGTCTCCCATGAAAGCGTAGTAACGCCTTGTATAACAAGCTGTTTACGAAGATTCTCGACTCGTCAATCTGGCTGGAGGATCACCCGACTAGAATCGTTTGGCTCACGTTCATCGCGGTGATGGACGAGGATGGGTTCTGCACTTTTGCGTCAGCCGCCAACGTCGCACGCCGTGCGATCGTCTCTCTTGAAGAAGCAAAGATTGCTATTGACAAACTGCAATCGCCTGATGAGGACTCCAGCGACAAAGAGCATGACGGCCGGCGCATCGAGCGCGTGCCTGGCGGGTGGATTGTTCTAAATTCTGGTAAATACAAAGAGTTAGTGTCGCGTGCCATCATCCAAGAGCAGACGCGAGAGCGGGTCAGAAGGCATCGTGAGAAGCTCAAACTCGGTAACGCAGGCGTAACGCCGCCTACCGTTACACCGACAATTTTGGAGCCAGGTAACGCACCTGTAACACCATCAGACACAGACACAGACGTACGTACGAAAGAAAGAACACAGGCGGAAGAACCGCCTGGAGGTTTTCAGTCTGTGGAAAACTCCACCGGGGGAAGGCCTGAGGTAGCTCGCGAGGCCGTCACGGTTCAACCGCTCAACCGCCGGCAGAGGGGCGACAACGACCGGCTGGTCTTGAAGACCGTCTACGAAGTCCTGAAGTCTGCCAACGGGGACGGCGAGGCCGACATCGTGGCGAAGCTCAAAGACCTATGCGCGGAGCGGCGGCTCAACGTCGGCGACCACGCGGAAGTCATCTTTAGGCAGCTCGACATCGCTCGACTCAAACTCCAGCGCGAAGCGAAGCCCCCCACCAGGAAGCTCAAACTCCCCAGCGCGGCGAGCGCCGATAAGTGGAAAAACTTATGATCACGCGCTCGTGTTCCCGCTGTCACGCCTCGATTCCTGAAGCCTCGGGCGGTCTTTGGTTGAAGCTGAAGGGCGCGATCGTCAGCGACGAGTGCGCTCGCCGTAACCACATCGTCGTCAACGCGGACCTGTGTGTTGACTGCACCGTGGCCCTCCTGCATTTTCTCGCCATGGAAAAATGGGTTTGGGTTGACGACGCGGAAGACAAGCCGTGAGAACCTGGACCCGCGTGGACGTGCCGACCTACTGCGGGCGCTGTGACCGGGAAATTCCGGCCGGCGAGCCGCTGCTCGTGATCACCGTCGTCGGCGTGCGCTCGCTGCACCGCTGCGCGGAGTGCGAGGGACCGGCGCCGCCCGACCTCCCGGCGCCCATCGTCCAACACGCGACGACGCGGCGCATGACGCCGCTCGCGAAGGCGCGGGGCGCCTGGATGCCCTATCGCGACGACTGACCTCGACCAGAAGGCCTCGCCGAACTGCTTAGCTTGCCCCAGGTTGAGATTTCCACAGCCCCCCTGCTCCCTGGGTATATCCCCAAGAGTCTAGACGTTGCATCGGGCATCCTCGCGGGTTTAGTGTTCCTGCTTCACACCAGGAGCAGCCGGATGCCGAGCGTGTCGCGGAACCAGCAAGTCGCGGCGGCTATCGCGGAGCACTTACCGTCGAAGCTAAACCCGGCAAATCGCGGGCTGCTCTCGATGTCGAAGACGCAGCTCCACGACTTCGCCGCCGGCCCCCGCGCGAAGCCGCTCCACCCGCAGCACGCGATCCACCTGGCGCTGCTCAGACGCATGAAGCCCAACGACATCGCACGCGGCACCCACGATTCCGGCGAGTTTTAGCTCGTGCGCCCGCTGTCCCCCTCGGTCGATCTTCGCGCCCACACTCCGCAAGTCAAATTCACGCCGCCGAAGGGCACGCTGCTCTGGCCGGCGGTCTCGACGTGGACGGATCTGCACTGGAAACGCTGGCTGCACGGGCATCACTGGACCGCCGCGCAGATTACGAAATATCTCCGCACCGATCGCTACCGCTACGGCCTCGGGTTCACGCGTGATGGAAAACTGGCCGGCGTCGCGGACGCGAACGACGCGAAGTGGCTCTATCACCCGACGCCGAAGGGCGTCACGCTGCACGCGGCGACGACACCGAACATCCTCTGGGGCGGATCAGCCGGCGGCTCGAAAAGTTTCGGTCTCCGCTGGGAAGCGTTGCGTTGTTCGCTGATGTACGAGGATTTCCGCACGCTGATCGTGCGCCGCGAGCTGGAGGAGTTACGCCGCACGCATCTCGACAAGCTGGAACGCGAAGTCATCAACATCAACCAGGCGGCGGGCCGCAAAATTCTCTCGCTCGGCAAGCAACCGCCTGCGCTCGTCTGCGAAACGACCGGATCGAAGATCATCTTCGGACACGTCAACTCGATCGGCGACGAAGAGCGGTACCTGAGCGAAGAGTACGACCTCTTCGGCGGGGACGAAGCGACGCGGCTGCTGAAAAAACAGATCGTCGGTATCGCCGGCCGGCTCCGCAACGACGAGAAGCGGCACCATCGCATCTCGCGCATGATTCTGACGACGAACCCTGGCGGTCCCGCGCACCAGTATTGCGTCTCGCACTTCATCGAGAAAAACGTCCAGCCTGAAGAGAACCCCCGCTACGACCCGAACGACTACACGTTCATCAAAGCCAGCTTGTACGACAACCCGCACCTCATGGACGCGGACGGCACGTACACGAACTACGAGAAGCGGCTCTACGCGTACGACGAGGACCGCCGCCGGCAGCTGCTCGACGGCGACTGGTCGGCGATCGTCGGTCAGTTCTTCGGCGAATTTTCCGAAGCCGGCCATGTGCAGACGATCACCGACTTGCCACGCGGCTGCAAGATCGAACGCTGGGTCCGCTGGGGCGACGTAGCGTACGCGGTGTTCGCGTTCATCTTCCCGAACGGGCGCGTCTACCTCTACGACGAAATTCTGTTTGAGCCGAAACGCGTCGCAGCCTCCGTCGCGGCGGAAATCAAGCGGCAGTCAGCGTACGCGCGCGACGACGCACACGGCGTGCTCGGGCGCACGGTGGGGCACACCGAGATGGAGAAAGGCGCGGGCCTGGCCGGCGAGTCGTACGCCGACACGTTCGCGCGCTCGGGCCTGCCGGTCTGGTGCGATAACACCGACCCGGTGCAGGGGTGGGGCCGCGTGCGGCACTGGCTCCAGATGGCGCCGGACGGATCACCGTGGCTGCTGATTCATCCGCGCTGCGCCTTCGCCGTCCGCACGCTGGCCTCGCTGGTCGAGGACGAGGACAACCCTGAAGACATCGCGGACGGCCAGGACGACCAGGCCGCGCACGCGATCCGCAGCGGCCTGATGGCGCGCCCCTCGCCGCGCGTGCTCAAGCCGGCGCCGACGCCGATTCCGAAAGACTCGCCGCGCGCGATGATGAACGAATGGCTGGTCGGCCGGCGCGCCCCAGGCCAGGTGATGTGATGGACACGTACCTCGACGGCGTCGCGACGATGCGCTGCCGCGCGTGTCACAGCGCGCTGCGGACGGCCGACGATGAGCCGGTGGTCGCGATCCGCGTGTCCGACGCGGAAGACCTCGTGCGCCTCCTGGTCGAGTACGTCGATTGCGGCGAAGTCTGGAACGACACGATCCTACGGCTGGAGCACGCGGTCGGCCGCACGTATGAGCAGATCCGACTCGCGCAGCAGACGGCGACGGAGCCGGCGCAGGCGAAGGAGCGTGATGCCTGAAGTCACGCAGCTCACGCCGGCAGAGGAGACCGCCTTTCGCGCCTGGGTCGAGCGCAACGGCATCACCGACCTCGATCATCCCGACTCGCACTACGACTATCGCGGCTTCTGGAAAGCGACCGGCGGCGCGCCGCGTGCGCCAGGGCTGATGACGTCGCGCGGCACCGTCGGCCCTCCTGGGCATTTCCCCGACACGTTCAAGCAGCACGGCCATCCGACCTTCTCGCAAGAATCGCAATACTCGCGCGGGCCACGAGACGGCGGGATGTGGGTCGGCGAGAACGACACGCTCCTCGCGCAGCCGCCGATGGCGCCCTCGCATCAAACGAACGTGCTGGGCGCGCTGCTCCAGCAGCTGAATGGACGCTGATGTATCCACCACCCACCGGTCAAGGCAGTTCCCCCGGCAGCGACGCCGGCTCGCTCAGCATCGCGAAGCTCGACGGGGAGCTGCACAACGAGAGCGGCAGCGGCGCGCTGATGCCGCAAGGCGGGCCAGGGCAGAACCTCGTCCAGATCCCGATGGACGAGGAGGACGTCGCGCAGTGGCACACGCGCATCGAGCAGGCGACGCAGCGTCGGAAGGAGACCGAGCAGACCTGGGACGTGCTGCTGCGGTCGTACCTGCCGGAAGTCAAAGCCGGCCCGGTGCTGCTCAAGATCATGCTGCACTTTCGGAACGTGCATTCCAAGATCGGCCAGCTGTTCTATCGCTCGCCCGAGATGATCCTGACGCCGCGTGGCCCCGCGTCGAATCAGCTCCCGCTCCCCCCGCCCCCGCCAGCACCCCCTGGCGGTCCCCCTGGTGCGGGCGCGCCGGCAGTTCCTGGCCTCCCTCCCCCGAGCGGCATGGCCGGACCTCCAAGCGGCGCGCCCGTCCCACCCCCCGGTATGGCTCCAGGGATGCCGCCGGGGATGCCCCCAGGACCGCCCCCAGGACCGCCAGGGATGCCCCCAGGCGCCGCGCCGGGGATGCCGCCTGGGTTACCCCAAGGCCCGCCCACGCCGCCGGCAGAGGCGACGGTGTCGCTCAAGCAGGCGGTGCTGAACTGGTACCTCGGCCGCGACGGCATCAACGCGGTGCGCCTGACGGACGAGCTGCTGTTCGACGTGCTCGCCTGGGCCGGCATCGGGGTCGCAAAAGTCTGCTACCGCGTCGTGACGCAGCCGCTCACGCAACCGGGCACGTCGCCCGTCGCGATGGGCCAGGTCGGCCCGCCGCAGCAGATTCATGTGCCGATCTACGAATGGTACGAAGCGCGCCGGCTCTCGCCAAAAAAGTTTTTGTTCGACGCGAACCTGCACTCGACGCGCTACGACGAAGACGCCGCCTGGCAGGGGATGGATTTTTTCGCGGCGCCGCAGCAAATCTGCGAGATGTTCAACCTCGACCCCGACGACGTCGGCAACGGCGGCACCGAAGACGATCGCCTGTTCAAGTACGACGCCGACAGCAACACGCGCTCGAAAACGGGCGGGCTGGTGCATGGCGTCGAGGTGACCTACAAGGCGAGTCTCTTCGACGCGAACGAGAAGCACCCGCTCAAGATGCGGCAGCTCGTGTTCATCGACGGGATCCGCGACCGGCCGGTCGTGCATCGCGACTCGCCCGACCAGAGCTTTGACGATCGCGGCCAGCTCACCGACGACTCGATGATCGGATTTCCGTACCATGTGCTGACGATCCGCGACCTGGCTGACTCGCCGTATCCGCCGGCCGACTCCGCGTTCACCGACGCGAGCCAGAAAGAGCTATCGACGTTTCGCCGGCAGAAGATTCAGCTCCGCGACGGCGCGATCGGCAAGCTCCTGGTGGACGAGGGCGCCTTCGGAGACACCGAAATTGACCAAATCAAAAACGGCGAACCGGGCACGGTCATCCTCGTCCAAGAAGGGCGCCTCGCGGGTGGGTCGAAGCGCATCATGGACACGACGGCGCAGATCCAAGGCACGGCCGACGACTACCGCACCGAGTCGAACATCAAACATGAAGTGGACGAGACCCTCGGCATCGGCGGCAACCAGGCGGGCACACCAGAATCAACAGTCCGCTCAGCGACTGAGACAGCGACTGTCGCCGCCGCCGTCTCCGCGCGCAACGGCAAAGAGCAGGGCCGCGTCATCGACTGGTACATCGGCCTCGCGCGCAAGCTCGACGCGCTCCTGATGCGCTACGCGACGCAGGATGACTACATCGCCATCACGGGCGACGACGGCGCGCGGACGTTGGCCGTGTGGAACGCGCAGAAGATCAGCGGGCGGTACCTCTACGACATCAAGCCCGACTCGCAGCTGTTCGTAGACGCGGCGCGCGACCGCCAGCAGCAGCTCACGCTCTACAACCTGGCCGGCAAGGATCCGCTCGTCAATCGCTCGGAGCTGCTCAAGCCGGTGCTGCGGTCCTTCGGGCACGACCCGGCGAAAACGATCAACCCGCCCGCGCCGCCGCCGCCGCCGCCGCCGCCCGAGAAGCCGAGTGTCAGCTTCGCATTCAAGGGCGACGACTTCCTGAACCCGCAGCTCGCGCCGATGCTCATGTCGCTGCTCCAGATGGCGACGAGCACTGAGCCGCCGCCGCCAGGGCCGGCGCCGCAGCCCGAGCACGGCGGGCCGATGACGCCTGGCACGCCGATCAACCAGCACTCAGCGGGGCATTCTGGCGGCTTGCCGAACGCGCCAGGCGCGATGGCGCGGGCGCAGCGCATTCATCCGAGCGAAGCGGAAAGCGGCCCACCTGGCCCGACGGCGCCAGGCGTGGGGAGGCTGCAGTGACGTCGTGCATTCGCAAGGGCTGCGTCGCCCTGGCGGAACCCGACGGTCTCTGCGCCGCGCACGGCGCCGGCTACGACCAGCACGACGGGTCGCGCAAGCTGCAGTGCTCGCGCTGTCGCCGCGCGATCGGCAACGGTGAATGGTACCGGCGGGTCGGCGTCGAAATTCGACACGCGAAGGCTTGCCAGATACGCGAGGTGCCCGCGCGCCAGAAGAAGACCGCATGAACATCGCCGTCACGATCGCGCACCTGCGGAAGCGACGCGAAATTATCATCGCCGACTTGCTGAGCAAGGTGGATGTCGCCGACTGGCACGGTGTCCAAGATTGCGCGTCGGACCTTCGTGAAATCGAAGCGGTGTTGAAAATTCTCGAGCCTCTGGAGCAGAGCGCATGACGGACGAGAAGGCGCGGGACGAACGGTATCGCGGCATCGCGTCGGCGGCGCTGAAGAACGCTCGTGAGCTGCCGCGATTTCGTGAGCTGGAGCCAAAAATCCTCGCGCGTTTCAGGCGAACGCGGAAGCGCGTATTCGTACGCGATGGAGCGATCGAAACCATGCTCCGCATTTATCGAGAGCTGAGCACGCAATGAGAGTGCGCGTCGCAACGATCGAGCGTCGCCGCTGCGACTGTGGCTGGTCGGGTGATCAGTTCGTGAAAGCTGGGAACTTCACGACGCTCTGTCCCGATTGCGCGCTCCCCACGACCTCCACACGCGTGGAGCAGTCACAGTCGCACTCTATCGAGACCGACAGCATCCCCGGCGGGATCACGTTGGAGAATTACGGCCCGCGACCGGTGAAAGTCTACTCGCACACCGAGCGGCGGCAGCTCATGGCGTCGGCGGGCCTGGAGCTGAAGGAAAAATTCTGTCCGATGCCTGGCACCGACATCGACCCGGCCGGCATTCCGAACCCCAAGGGCTACATGGACCCGTACACCCTCGAAAACGCGCGCATTCTGCTCTCGCGATCGGCCGCTCCGCACCACGAGGAGCCTGATCATGTCGGAAATATCAAACTGGAGCTTGGCCCTACGTTCAATGAGGTGCTCAGCCCCGCCGAAGTCCGAAAACTGCGAGAAGACCTTGGCTGATCACCCGCTCTTGCACCTTCCCGGCGGCGGCATCATCCCGCAGCGCCAGGAAGTCACGACGATCAGTGCCGCCGAGATGATGCAGCTCGCGAGTTTTCACGAAATCGCGCAGCGGCACGGGATCGTGCTCGTCTGCAAGGCCTGCGACAACTCGTTTCTAGGAGACAACGATGGGAACGGAAGGCTCTGGGCCGTCAAGTGCAAATGCCGCGTCCTCCAGGCCGATATGGGGCGCCCAGGACGGTCCTGAGCTGGCCCCGTGCCTGTGCGGGTCGGTCGAGTTTGTCTCGCGGCCCTCGGGTCACCTCGTCTGCTCAACGTGTGGGCGTCCCGCGCTGTTTGTGACGCCGAGACAGGACCGGCCGTAGATCATGCCCGAGCCGTACGATGATCCCATCCTCCAGCAGATCCTGGCGCAGCTCGCCGGCCAGGGCGAGCCGCCCATGATGCCGGGGCACGTTCCCGTGAACCCGTTGCGGCGGCAGATCACGCCGATGCCCTCGCACCCGACCACCCCGCAGCAGAATCAGGGACCGAACCAGCCGCCGCAGACGACGGATCCGCTCGTCTCGATTCTGCAAAAGGCGCAGACGATCGGACCCCCACACGAGGCGACGATCGGGCCGTCTCGGCTCGGGGAGCGGTACAACGAACCGCTGAACCTGGCGACTGGAGGAGACTCCGTTGCGGATGTGGTCCGGCGGGTGATCGGCGGCGACGATCAACCACCATCCGTCCAGCAGCAGTCCACGATGGGCGTCGGCCTCATGCCTGGCGGTGGCCTCGGCAAGATCGGGGCGCTCGCCGAAGACGCGGCGATGACGAAAGCGGCCGATCCCCTGCTGCGGGGACCGCTCTCCGCGCTCGCGGAGGGCGAGGCGGCGGCGGCGCCGAGCGTGATCCTCGCGACGCCAGAAGAGCAGTCGATCCTGAAGCAAGCGGCGCGGGTGAAGCGGCCCTTCTCGCACCTCGGGAGCGATAGTCTGCTCAACGAGACCCTCGGGCGGTCGATGGCTGATCGGCCAGGTCTGCCAGAGGGATCGGTCATCGAGCCAGGCGCGTTTGATGACATGGCCGGCATGGGGCCGAGCCGTAAACCGAGAATGTCGAGGAAGAAGACGGTGGCGCCCGCGCTGTACATCCCGCAGCCGCCGGACGCGCTGGGGTCGCTCGCGGAGGGCGTGCTGCCTGGTCCGCAGGGCGCGCCCTACGAGCTGAAACCGGAAGTGATCGATCGCATCAAGTGGTTCTTAGAGCACGGCGACAAGATGTCGAACAACGCGAACTGGGAAGGGCCGAGCCAAGAACTGATCCATTCGTTTGGCGGCAACAAGGACATGGCGATGGCCTGGTCGCGGCTCTGGGGCGCGACGTCACCGAAGACCGGCGTGCCGAACAACACGCGCGAGTCGGTCGCGGCGCTGCTCTACATGCTGGAGCATGGCCCGAACCCGGTGATGACAGAGGAAATCGCGCAGAACCTCACCCCGAACCCGATCACGATGGCGCCCTCCAAGGTGCCGAACATCAACCGCGTCTATCAAGACTTGCCGCTCGGGAGTCCGAAGGCGAACGCGATGGCCGAGTTTATGGTCGGCAACGAACGGATCCCGATCGACGTCCACGCGCTCTTCGGTCTCGGTGCCAACAGCAAAGTCTTCCAGAGCCAGGTGAAGGGGCTGCGCGCACTGATGGCGGCGCGCGAGGGCGTGCCGCTGCGCGGCAGCTTCGACATCAACGACATCTACGGCACGTACGAAAAACTGATCGCGGACGCGCTCGCCTCGATCGATCCGTCGCGCACGCAGAACCCGAAATTCGCGACGTTCTGGGAAGGCGTGCGGAAATTCAAAGGCCTGAAGTATCAGGGTGGCCCGCTGGACATTCTGCGGGAGAAGGGGCTGCTGCAGTACGGCGCGATGCTCGACCCCGACAAGCTGCGGGCCGCGCTCGCGCAGGCCGGCTGGAAGCCTGGCGCTATCGCGGGTCTTCTGGCGACGATGGCGGCGGGCCAGGAGCAGTCGGATCAGTCGGGAGAGGCGGGAGCTGCGGATGGAGCCACGCCGCAACCTCAGGGTGAGCAATGAGCGTGTGCTCGCGCTGGGCCGCGTAGTTCGCCGGCCAGGTCGTGGCGCTCACGACGTGGCCGCACCGGGGACAGCTGGCGCGCTTCAGGTTTAAGCCCATAACAGGCTTGAGTATAGCACGCGACCTGTCCTCTCGACCATAGCCGTAACCGTATGTACCCACAGGGATTGACTCACGCGGACAGGCTTTGTCACGGCGAGAAAACGAGCGTAGGATCGCGGCACTTCACACGAGGCTGACCGGGCGAGACAGGTCAGAGCAAGCTGGTACCCTTGGACACTGGTACGACCGAGAATGCCCCCGCTCCATCGTCTGCTCCGGTAGCCCCGTCGTCGTCTGCGCCAGCGGCCCCCTCGCGGCCGGCGGCGCCCACGTCGGCCGCTGCCGCGCTCGCGAAAGCGGAAGCAGCGGCCTCGTCAGCCGCACCCCCACAAGCGCCTGCATCGACACACGTCGATCCGACCACGCCCGCGACAGGGGCGGCGTCGCCTGTGGACACGCGAGGACCGATTCCGTTTGATCGGCACGAGCAAGCCATACGCAACGCACGGGAGCAAGCGGCGGCAGACGCCATCAAGCAGTACGCCTGGGCGCGCGGGTATAGCCAGCAGGACGTCGAAGCGGCGATTGGCCTCGCCAGTCGTCTCAACGGCGACGCCAACGGGTTCTACCAGCAGCTCGGGCGCGAGCTGGGTGTGCAGCAGCCGCAGCAGCCGCAGCAACAGTACGCGCAACCTGTTCCGCCTCGGACGATCGAGTCGATCTTCCCAGCGGCCGACCTCGTGTCGGAAGACGGCAAAAAAGCCTACTCCGAAGGCGCCGTCCAGCAGGCCTTCCAGAACTTCGCGTCGTACATGACCGAAGAGATGGACAAGCGGTACGCCCCCGTGCTGGAGACGGTGCAACAGGTTCAAACCGAACGCAGTCAGTACGTGCGCGATCAACACTACGGCGGGATCGCGAAAGACGCGTTGACGGAAGCGCAGGCACTTCCGAGCTGGAAGGAACTGCAACCGGAAATCGCGACGGAGCTGAAGCGCATCGGCCAGAGTCGTCCCGACGTCATCACGCGCCAGGGCGCGGTCGGGACGATGATGATGATCTACAACCGTCTCTTCGCGCAAAAGGTGCTTCCGACGCTCGACCGAAATTCTCAATCGGCAGTCCTCGCTGATCTGCAACGCAAAGCGAATGCGGAACGCGGATCGGCAAGTGCAGCGGCGTCCGGTTCCAGTGCCGTCCGGCAGGCTCCGAAGAACGTACGGGAGCTGGCGGAACACATGGAACACATCGCCGCGTCGCTCGGCTAGATCCCGCTCCGATCGCTCCCGCACGTAGGGAGTTGATCCATGGCTGGACCCGTCAACAAGGGCCAGGTCGTTGCGTCGGCGTGGGAAGACTACGTCGCCCAAGACCCAGCGGACCAAATTTATCAATACTTCTGGCTCCTCGAAAACCTCCGCGTCGGCGATAGCTTCAAGAAAGGCGCAGGCGATCCGATCACCGGCACGATCGAGTACGCGCTGAACACCACCGTCAAGAGCATGTCGGAATTGGAAACCCTCGACGTCGTCCGCGTCGATGTGTTCGACCGTTACGAGTACGCCTGGAAGCTGATGGGCGGTCTCATCGTGATGTCCGATTTCGAGCGCGGCCAGACAGCCGGCGCCGCCGGGAAATTCGATCTGGAAGCCGCAAAGATGGAGTCGCTCAAAAACTCCATGCAGTCGCAGATCAACACCGACCTGTTCTCCGACGGCACGGGCAACGCGGGCAAGCAGGCCGGCGGTCTCCAGTACATCGTCTCCTCGACGCCGACCGTCGGCACCGTGGGCGCGATCAACCGCGTCACGTATTCGTTCTGGCGCAACCAGCAGGCGTCCGGTGCGAAGTCCGCGACGCTGTACGACAACGTGAAGAGCGGCCTCCGCTCGATATACAACCTCTGTTCGTCAGGGGTTGCGATGCAGACGCCTGACTTCGCGGTGACCGACCGCGCGACGTTTGAGGGCTACGAGTCGCTGTCGGTGACGATCGAGCGCCTGAACCGATCGTCGGCGACCGACAAGCTCATCTCGGGCTTCGCGGGCGATCACATCATGTTCAAGGACATCCCGATCGCGTTCGACTTCGCGGCGCCCGTCGGCAACATCTACGTACTCAATCGCAGGAACTTGTTTATTCGCTGGATGTTTTGGATGAAGGCCTCGCCGGCCGTGAATCCAGCCAACCAGTTCGCGGACGTGATCAAGATCCTGTCCGTCTACAACCTCTGCTCCGACAACCCGCGCCGCCTCGGCGTGCTCACGGCGTGCAACACCTAATCGCAACCAGGAACGGGGCGCAATTTCGCGTCCCGTTCCATTGCGGCCGATGAGCGCCGCGCGCGATCGAGTCGCATCAACCGCAGGAGACACACATGAAGCTCTACCCGCTCAATCCGCTCGCCGCGCTCGGGATGCTCAACGGCTACACGCGACCCCTCGATCGTCACGACTTCCCGCACGGCACGGTCCCTGACAGCGTGGGGCGGTGGATCCCCGGCATGGGGGAACTGAAGCGGCACGCGAACCTCAACCTCCTGTCCAGCGAAGGCGCCGCCGGCCAGGACACTTGGAACACGAACGTCGTCACGACCGTGCAGCGGCATCCCCTCGGCACCGTCGCGTCCTCGAAAGACGGGCGCGTGTTTCGCTACGGGTCGGCGGGCGCGGCCGACCTGGTCGTCGGCAACATCGTGCAATCGGCGGTGCCGGTTCCGCTCCACCTGGGCCTGGTCTCGGCGGTGCAGAACATCGGCGACGGCGTGACGCCGTTTCCGATCGTCGTCACGCCTGGCGCGACAGCGGGCGCGGCGAACCTCTACGCTGAAGGCACGCTGATGGTCGATACGGCGCCTGGCAACGGGTACTCGTACCGCATCAGCGGACACGGCGCGATCACCGCCTCGGTCCCGTTCAACCTGTTTCTCGACCCCGACGAGCGCATCCAGATCGCGCTCTCGACCGCGTCGCGCTACGGGCTGCACCACAACCCGTACAAGACCGTGCTGCAGTCGCCCGCGACCGTGACGGCGATGGACTGCGGCGGTGTCGTCACGATCATCACGGGCAACAGCGTGGCCGAGAACTTCGGCTGGCTCCAGACGCGCGGCCCCTTCGCGGGCCTCATCAACGGCACGCCTGCGGTCGGCACGGGTCTCGTCACGTCGGCGACGACAGCCGGCGGTCTCGACGTCGCGGCGGTCGCGGCCGAAATCAACGTCCGCATCATCGCTCGCGCGATGCAGGTGGGCGTGTCCGGCAAGAACAACGCGGTTTACCTGCTGCTCGATTGAAGAAGCTCACCACGAGACACGGGCGAGTCAACACGAAGGCGACTCGTCCGCGTCCCGTTCCGACGAAACAAAGGAGACCGACGATGACCCGCAAGCACGACGACGACACCGAGAAGGAGCAGCCCGAGACCAACGAGCTGTACCGCACGATGCGGCCTGACCAGGAGCTGCCGGCACCGCCGCCGACGCACGCGCCGCCGAAACCTGACAACGCGCTGCCGCCGCTCCGCGTGGGCATCGGCGACCCGCCCGACATCGCGTACATCGAGATTCCCACGCAGCTGCCGGCCGGCGTGCGGCCGTACGACTTCTATCACGGCGGGCGCCGCTACGAACACCACGGCGAAGACGCCGACGGCACCTGGCTCTATCGCTTCAACGGCTAACGAGAGGGAACCATGGCGAACGAACCACAGAAAGCACAACCGCCCGACCCGTGGGCGGTCCTGGCCGGCATCCAGCAGGCGCTCACGCTCCTGGCGCAGCGGCCCGCCGAGTCGCAAGACCCCGACATGATGGCGAAGCTGACCGGCGCCATGGAGCGCATCGCGTCGGCCACGACGGAGGCCGCAGAGAAGACGGTCCTCGAAAGCAAGCGCGCGTTTCGGCCCTCCAACGAAGTGTCACCGAACCGCTCGGTCTTCCACCCGCGTGGACGCGCGCTGACGCCGGACCTGAAGTGCCGCATGGCCGTGCCCTGGCCGGTCTCTGGCGACACCGAGACCCGCGAGGAGGTGCAGCTGCTCAACCTCTTGGAGCAGGGCGAGTATCGCGTGCGCCGGCCCGATGGCTCGGCCTACGTCGAGCGCGTCACCGCGAAGACGGACCTCAACGGCAAGCTCTCGGATCTGAACATCACCAACGAGACCGCGTTCAACAACGACAACTACAAGACCGCGCCGGGTCTCGTGGATC